TTGGCAAGCCAGCGTTCTACCGCTAAGTTTGAACAGACTCTAACTTCGTCTTGGCTTAATTGAACTATCACTATGTGGCACTCTTATCCCCTCTGAGGATTCGTATTGCCCATTCCATACCAGCATTAAGACCATCGCCCCATTCATCTGTTGGGTTAATTTTTGCGGCTTCAATTTTTTCTATAAACTTATTTATTTCAATCTTGAGTTCAGCAAGGACTAATTCCTTTACTCTGATCTCTACATCTACTTCTTCATTAATCATATTTCTGCGTCCAATCCTGCACATAGTTATGGTTTCTAGTGCTGGTGTGAGCCATAATGATATCAGAGGTTCGCTCATTATGTATCAACATACGAGACGCGTCGGTCCACAATGTGACAAAGCGTTCTCCAGTTGCAGAGTTTTTAGCAAAACGATTCTTTACACAAGCAATTCTAAACTCACCAGTATCGGGTACTAACGCAACGGTTAAAATCATTTCAGGTAACTGGCTAATCTTGCCTTGAATAGACTTACGACTAGGTGGTAGGTCAGGCTTACCTTCTGCCTCAGATGTATGGTGAAGTAGGATCACTGCCGCTTCAGTCTCACGAGCAATATGGTGCATAGCCTTGGCTATCTCACGCAATCCCGACCATTCATTTTCGTGCATAGACACAACATTCATAGCATTATCTACAATAATCATATGAGGGTATTGTCCATATGATTCTGCGTATGCTCTGATTGCTAAATCAATCTCATCTAAGGTAGGGCTAGGAGAAAAATCAAATTGTAAATGACTAATGCTTTGCAGTTCTTGAGTATAAAAATCTTGACCTGCACCGTTAGCAAATGCCTCTTCAACTGTAGTTACTTTATTACCAGTAATCATTGACGCCGCTCTAATGGCAGTCGTATAACCATCAGTATCTGCTGATATATACAGCGTCGGCACCTTCATTTGCACCGCCATCCATAACGCTAATAAAGATTTACCTGCGTTAGGTGCGCCAGCAATCATTGTCAATTGCCCCCGTCTGAACCTAATCCCTTCCTGCTTTAAGGTAGGGAATAGGTCAGGCAGTAATGCGTAATCATTTGTGCTTTTCGCTGCCGCTTGAGTTAAGGACAGCATTAGATATTAGCGAACGAACTTAGGTTCGCACTGATCTGCAGTGCCTTTTGGTGAAGGACAAAACCAACCCTTCCAAGATTTAGGTGCGCCAGGTTTTGACTCACGCCATACTAAATCACCGTGCTTGCAAGTGTTACCACCTGTAGATCCAACTGGTGTTGCACCTAATGCGCTCTTAACATAAGCAACCGATGAAGGTTGCGCTGGTGCTATGCGATTAACAGAGTTTGCTAATGCTCCTGATGTAGAAGCAATTAATGAAACAGTATCTTGAATAGTAGTCAAACTACTTTCAAGTTCTACTGCTGAGTTCGCATATACATTTATCAAGGTACCATCAGGTAACTTGTAATTGATTTGGAACTTAGTTCCTTGTTCTCCTGCCATTTGTTTCTCCTTATTTTATTGTTGCTAGTGGGTCGTAAAGTTGTGCCAGTTCCCCACCAGTAGCGTAGCAGTAATCCTTCACGCCACAAGTAGAGCAAGCCATACCTATGTTAGGTAAAAATATTTCATTTTCTACACCACGGTTGAACTGAGCAAACAGTTCAGTAAGTAATGGGATAGTCCAGCGTTGTAACCCTTCAGCCTCTAAGAAGGCGGCTTTACGTGCTGAGTAATAATAACCTCTAGTTGGTCTAGTGCCAAACTTCATCTCCATAGCACAGGCGTAGATGCCCAACTGAAGGGCAGAATCGGGCGTATAAGCCCCTGTCTTGAAGTCAACCACTACAAGTTCACCCCCAGCAGTAACTGCTATTAAATCGGCATATGCCTTAACTAAGACATCTCCAAAATTTGAGTTAAGTTCTATTTCAATTCCAGGAATACCTTGAGGTGATTGCCATATGGTTAGTTGTGAATCTTTCCAAGCGGTAATGAAATCAAGAAACATTTTCTTTCCATTGTCATCCCACCACGCTTTGTTTTCTTTATCAGGATTAGCATTAGTTGCTCTACCACCACGACGCCAATCAACTGGATTAGTTCCTGACTTAGCCTCTGTCTGTGCAATTGATTCTAAAAAGGATTGATCCCATATCTCTTCCCAATTCATTGGATCTCTCCCGCTACTATTTTTTTTGCTATTTGCAATCCCTTAATTATATCATCATTTGTTTCTTTATCTATCTCTGTCTGAATTAACTTGCCTAGGGCAAATCGCATAATCATTTCAGATTCAACAAAGGCTGTACGAAAAGCATCTTGTCCCATTATCTTAGACTTACGTGCGCTCATTTACACCCCGAACAATAGTTAGATACTCTGATATTGCCATATGATACGTAATATTTACGACCACAATGAAAACAAACAACTTCTATTGGGGTATTTTTATTAACATCTTTAATGTAAAATGGATTACGTATTCCTAATCTCATTTCAGGTTTCCTTCGTAAGGTGCAACGGCGAGTGAGTCGCAGAGCATACATCGCATATCCAAGAAGTAGATACCGATTGCTCCGTTATCGTCAAACTTACACTTGACGTTCCATACTTCAGATCCACACGGACAGACTCGGAGCGGACCAAGCGCTCTGTAGTCCCCTTCTCTACCTTTATCAGGTTTGACATAAGCAATATCCTCAGCCATTCTTTTTCTCAAATTCGGCAAGCAGATATTTTTCTGCCGCTGAGTGGAAAGCAGATCCACCCACAAACCACCACGCTGGAGACTGTGGTGCTTCTAATATTCTTTCCAATTGATAAGCCTTACCGCATCTTATCCACGTGGAAAATTGTGAAAACGATTTATGACCTACTGATATTTTTTCCATATGAGAACCATAGCAGATGGCTGTGACATATGCAGTTGTCAGACACGCCAGTGTCTTAACTTTCTCATTTGACAAGATTCTGTGTGGGCTGGTTATAATACGAGCGAAGCGAGTGCGGGGGATAAGAAGGCTCCGCCTTCTATCCCAAACAGAAAAAAACCCCCGCCGATAAGGGCGGGGGTTTAAGGATATTTCTGTTTACTTAGATCCAATACCAAACTCTGGTGAATTTGGGTCAAGTGCCTTCAGTGCAGGTCCTGCAATTGCTGCAAGTGCTGCAGCCAATAGTGCCTTTGGATCTGTATTACCTGCTAGGTAAACAGCAATAGCCGCTGCTGCGGCTGCTCTAAGATAAGAGGCCGCGATTGCCTGTGCTTTTTTGTTCATTTGATTCCTTTCAGTTGAACCAAGGGGAAGTGTCAGAACCCATACCGTCCTTGACCGATATGTGTATATGGTGGATATGTGGAGATGGACCCTTGTAAGGATTTTCTCCTTTTTCATTAGACCATATTTTGCCATTATGGATTAGATATTTTACTCGCTTATCTTTCCGTAATGAAACAAAAAGTTGTTGTGCATCTACCCCATTAGCGGGGTCGTGGGTTAGATCTACCGCATAACCTGTATCGTGATCTGACTTAATTCCAGCCTTTTTATCCATAGCAATATGAGCAGCAGATGGTAGTAAACCATCAGATGCTTTCTTTCTCTTGGGCCACTTAGCATTAGCCTGAGTAAGCACTGCCCGACACGCTGGCTGTGGTACTACTGGCATTACGCTTCTGCCTTTACTTTAATTATTTCTATTTCTGTTTTTATAATCTGTTGGTTTTCAACTAAATGATCTACCTTGTTAATAAGACCAGTCTGTCCATCATTATATAAGGCGTACTCTATGCGATCTAATCTTCTTGATAATTCATTTAGACAATCAACTATTGGTCTAATCTCATTTGTTATTTCTTCTATATGAGATTCAATAGATTTATGTACACCAAATTGAAATATGCCCCAAAGTATTAAACCTAAGCCACCTGCTACGAAACCATAATTATAAACAATTTGGGATATATCCATATTCCACATACTGTTATACCGTTCTAAACTCTACATAACAGATACCGCCAAAGCCAGTAAAGCGTCGCTCAGGTGGGGTCATACGAACAAACTGAATTGATTCTATTACACCTTGCACTGTTTCTTTATTGGTAAAGTCTTGGTAAGTAATTACGTTACCTGGCTCTTCTAAGTTTTCTAATGCAGATAATCTTTCAGATGCTCTACCTTCATAACCAACTGGCATATTATATCTATCACCCTCAAAGTCATAGTTCATTAGAGGAATAGTAATTACGCGTTGACGGTGAACTGCTGGCAAAGCCTTAAGTTGATAACCAGCAAACACAGTTGCTGAAGTTAACAAAGTGGTAGGATATAAAGTAAACCTAAGTGCTAATGAAGGTCGTTCGGTTGCAAGGTTAGTTGCAATATCTAGGCTGGTATTAAAGTTCTCATCTACTGTAATAACATCTGTTATTGTTCCGTCATCTAATACTGTAGACAATTTAACATTTCCAGTAATAGGATTTTGTAGATTTAATTTAACTAATTTAAAATGTTTATCTTCAAGGGTTAGGTAACGTATTAAACCAGTTTGAATATAACCTGAGCCACACAAACTATCTGACTGAATGTATGTTCCATTAGATGCCATACCAATAACAAGTTTATTACTACGACCCCAAATGGTTACATCTGATGCAACTGCAGTTCCAGGTAAGCGTAAGTGGGTGGCATAAGCCATAAGGTTAGGAGCAATCTCTCGGCTTAAATCAATTTTAACTAAACCTGATGAGTAAGTGCCATCACCATTATCAATATAATTTGTTACTGTGCAGTAAGCATAACGATCATTAAATGTAATTGCTAAAACTGGTGACCCAGTAAGTACTGTGCCAGAGGCAGGATCGTATCCATTTGTAACTACAGTTAACGGACCATAAGTAATGTAACCAGATGATACGAAACCAGAAGTATCAATCTGTCCTACACGCACACCTTTATTAGTTCCAAAAACCATATACTTGCCAATATAAGAACCAAGTGCTGTTACATATTCACCCTTTGGCATATCAGCAGCAGTTACCGCTTTGTTAAGTAACGGTACATTTCCTGTTGTATCTAAAGATAAACGATATACAGTTGATGAATCACCTGAATAGCCAGCGGCATAAATAGCATTTGGTCCTTCACAAATGCCAGTCCATTTCCAAGTAGCATTTGGGTGAGCATAAATTGGAAGATCATTATTGGTAGTAAGCACGGCAGTACCAGCGTAACCATTATTCCAAGCCATATCTGCTTTATTGTGATAGTAAGAAAATTCTGTAGCAGATGGAACTGAAGTTACTACATAAGTTCCGTTGAAATCTGCGCTAATAGATCCAACAGTTACTTGTGAACCAATTTGAAAATTATGTGCTACAGATGTTTTAAGGGTTGTAATATTTGTAGATATTTCTCCGCCAGTTACTGTATATGAAGTAATAGGAACTACTTCAAATAGGTAATTATTAATTCCAGCAATTAAGCGTTGCTTAACCCAAGACATTTTAACATTGGTTACTGTACTTACTGAGGCTGGATGGGTAAATATAGAAGTACCACTTGATGCACCAGTTAGGGGACCTTTGTAAATACCAGTTGCGTTGGCAACATAATAATTAACGCCATCATTGGTAATATCTAATATAGTTCCAGACCCACCCCAAGTAAGGGTAGTAGAAGTTCCAATTGCGGTTACTCTCTTAAGGGTAGAGCCATCTGCTTGAAGAACTACATCAACACCATTGGCATCAGTAGCACCTTCAATCATTGGTGTATTACTAGCAGTAACTGCACGCTCTACATCTGGAAGTAAGGTTACTTTACCTACGTTAAATACATCTACACCAGCAGATTTATTAAATCTGTATGGAACTGTGTCGCCTTGTAATGGTTCTTGAAAACGAATACCTGCGCCGTAATGAAACGATGATTGACTTCTTAACCACCAACCAGTAAGAGTCTGCTCTCCTGGCTCTCTTTGTTGGTCAATTTGTTGCTTACGGTATGGGGCTGTCTCTCGCTTATAAGGATACTTTTCAGTAATACCTAAGAAAAAAGGCAGCCCACCTATTGCAACATCATAAGAGTTGGCTGTGTTGATATAAGTATTACTAGACCCTACTGGCTGTCCTACTGGATCAACTGGACGTTCAGCAATATGTCTATAGCCATCAACCATTTATACTCCTTAGATTAAATTAAGATCATCAAAAAAATCAATTGCATCATCTACACTCCAAGATGGTTCTGAAGTGCAATCACCGTCTCTTAACATTTATGTCCTTACAATAAATTAACTAATGACCTTGTTCTGCCACTGGCTAGTTGTGTATAGACCTGAGTAGTTGCTACTGATGAGTGCCTCATTAAATCTCTAACGGCTAGTAAATCTCCATTAGATCTTTCAAGCATATTAGTAGCAAAATAATGTCTACAAGCGTGGAAGGTTTTCTTTGGAATACCTAACCGTTTCATCTCTTGTGAACATAGTTTGGTTAACCTATTAGGTGTAACCGACCAGATCTTTCCAGATGTCTCGTGTTTTAAAATAGTCTGAGCAACTATTTCAGCCACTGGTACGGATAAGTCTGTTCCACCTTTACCAGCCACTCTGAGGATGTATCCATCATCAACCTTCTCTAGGTCTACCCCACGAAGGTTTGCTACTTCCATAGCCCGTAGGCCCGCTTTACAGCCTATTATGAACCAGTCCCTCATAGGTAAGTCAGACTTGGTCATAACCAGTTAA